GGCGGCGATTTTCGATGGCGGTTGGTTTGCGGTCGCTGTGCCGCGCGGCGGTGGCAAAACCGCCATCTGCGAGGGAGCCGTCGAATGGGCGTTGCTGCACGGTCATAAACGCTGGCCGATGTTCGTCGGCGGGACCGAAGACAAAGCGGTTCGCTCGATGAAAAACATCAAGAGCGAACTGCAACTCAATCCGCTCCTCTTGGAAGACTTCCCCGAGATCCTGTTCCCGATCCAATCCTTGGAAGGGAGTTCGCGACGCTGTGAAGGTCAATTGTGCTGCGGCACCAACACCAGCAGTTATTGGGGCACGCACCAGGTCGTTTTGCCGACGCTGCCCGAGCACGAGTGGTCGCGGTTTGTCGAGCGTAATTTCATCTCCCGTGGCCTGGCGTCGCCGACGGCGACGTTCGGTCATCGGATCAGCGTCGCGGGCCTGACGGGCAATATTCGCGGGTTGAGCGAGAAAACGCCCAACCTGGAGATGATCCGGCCGGATTTCGTGTTGGCCGACGATCCGCAGACGCGAGAGAGCGCGAAAAGCGTCACGCAGTCGCAGTATCGGTTCCAGATCCTCACGGGCGACATCGCCTACCTCTCGGGCGGGCAACAGCGCATGAGCGTCGTCGTGCCCTGCACGGTCATCTATCGAGGTGATTTGGCGGATCAGATCCTCGACCGGGACCTGAATCCCGAGTGGCGCGCGGAGCGGCACCGGATGTTGATTACGCTGCCCGAGCGTCTCGACCTGTGGGGTGATTACGCAGAGATCCGGCGCGAGTGTCTGCGGTTGAATCGACCTATCACCGAGGCGAATGACTTCTATCTGGCGAACCAGGCCGAGATGGATCGGGGAGCGGCATCGTCGTGGCCGGAACGGTTCCTCGACGACGAGCATTCGGCCATTCAGCATGGCATGAACCTGAAAATCCGCGACGAGGTGAGTTGGTGGGCCGAAGCCCAGAACGAGCCGATCGCCGACGCCGACGCCGAAGCACTGATGTGCCCCACCAATGCCATCATGGTGAAGCAACATCATTGCGAACGCGGCACGTTCCCGATGTTCTGCGAGAAGGTCGCCGCGCACATCGACGTGCAGCAGAAGATTTTGTACTACGCGGTCATGGGTGCGTCGACCGAATTCGAGTGCGCGGTCGGTCTGTACGGCACCGTTCCCGATCAGCGTCGCAACTATTTCTCCCTCAACGAGGACCTGCGGACGCTTCAGCAGGAGTTCCCGGGGGAAGCGGTCGAAGTCGCTCTTTATCGAGGCATCCAGGCGGCGATCGCGCAGCTGGCGACGGGCATCTACCGCCGCGAGGACGGCGTCGAGCTCGACATCTCGCGCATTCATGTCGATTGCGGATGGTTGCCGGAAACCGTGATTAAAGCCTGCCGCGAAAGCCCTTTTTCGGCCATTGTGCTGCCCGTGCAGGGCATCAGCGTTCGCGCGAAGGACACGCCCCTGGCCCTGCGGACCAAGAAAACGGGCGAGACGCGCGGCCATGAATGGATCGTTAAACCTAAGCCTGACATGTTGTCCGTGCGCTACGGGCAGGTAAACGTCAACTACTGGAAAAACCAGGTGCATCAGGGTTTCGCCGCGACGACGGGCCCAGGTGCTATCTCGCTCTACAAGGATCGGGCCGAGCGTCACCGCATGATCGCGGAGCATTGCAACGCGGAAGTGCCGGTCAAGGTGACGGCCAACGAGACGACGGTGATCGAATGGTCGCAGCGGCCCGATCATCCCGACAACCATCTCTTCGACAACCTCGTCGGTTGTCTTGCGGCGTTGTCGATGGCAGGCTGCAAACTGCCCGCGCACGAGCAGCACGCCTTGCAATCGCGACGAACCCCCAAAATCATTTCGCGGGCGACGCTGAGGAAAACATGAGCGCGATCTACCAGGTTTGGTTCGAGGCCGCCAACCTCTCGTACAAGTGGTGGCTGCCGATCGTTCCCGTGCCCGGCATGGTGTTCCGGCGGAACGGCGCGCGGTGGACCGTGACCGCCGTCGAATTCGATCTCGATATGGATCTGTTTCGCACCAGCGTGGAGGTGAGCGATGCGCGAGCGCAAGACAGTGACGCAGGCCGACGTGGACGCAAGCCGGGGTCTAAGGTGTCCGCGGTGCCAAAGCACGATGAGCTTCGTGAACTGGACGAGAAAAAGGGCGAATGAAGACGGCAGCGTCGTGCGCGGCCGGGATTGCCGGGGGTGCGGTTATCGATTCGTCACCGAGGAGAAAGTGATCGCATGAGGAATCGCATGCAGGTCAGTCGTTGTTGCTGCGGGCCCGGAGGGTGCGACCCGGTCAGCGGCTACGATGACGGTTTTGCGACGTTCGGTTATACCGCCGACCCGTTGCGGGGGCAGTGGCGAGGCATACTAAACGACCCCGGGAGCCAGGTCGTCCGCGTGTTCCCCGCCGGAGTTTTGGAGGTTTTGGAACAGTCGGTGTTCAACGGATATGGTTGGTTGTTTGACCGCTGCGCTAATTGGTCGCCGTCGATCGTTGGCATGAGTCATCGATTGAGCGGGCAATACGAAGCCTTTGACGTGTACGGCGGCAATTACCAAGGCGTCTCCGTCTTCTCGCTCTTCGATAACAACCAATGGCAGCTGACACACGCTTTGCAGTATGACTCCGCAGCGGGAGGATGGCGGCTACAACTGATCCTAAGCTACGACCCAGTAGGCCCTTCGGGATCGGCTTCCGCGGAATCGTGGCTGACGGGCGTGCTGCAAACCAATGTGCTGAACGTCCCGCCCGGACCGTGGGATTTCGATCTGGAGGTCGTCCACGAGCAACTTGACGCAACGCAGTGGAACCTGGCCGTGGCTAATTTTGGCAATCCGGTGCTATCTGTCGTCACCGCGCCCCCTAACCAGTCCGGGCCCGAATGGCGGCACGGGTTCTCGTCGGCAGCAGCGGTCCCGGGTTTTTCGGCCAAAACGACTCGGCTTGACCGCTTCAGCTACATCGCGAGCACGGCGTAGTCCACATCTGGAACGACTCACCGGCGCGACCGTTGCCCCAGCCCCCTGCTGTCCGTGACGATAACGGTATGGCAGATCCACTGTTGACGAAAACGCAGCGCAAAGAACTCGTCTCGCAGTTGCTCACGGGCGGCGTGAAGCGCACGACCGTGGGTTCCCTGACGACTGAATTCAACGCGCCTTCGACGACCGATATCCTGCGCATCCTGGCCGAGGATGCCGCGACATCGCGAACCAGTCGCCCGTTTCGGATTCAGGTGCAGCGGTCCCCGGGGTCCATCTACTGATGTTCGGTTTTTTCAAAACCAAACCACCGGCCCCGGCCCGCGACAAGTCCCAGTGGCTACATTCCTACACCCGCGCCATCCGCGCGAAATACGACTCGGCTCAGACGACCATCGAGAACGAGCGGTATTGGGCGATGGCCGACGGCCGCTCTGCCCGGGCGGCTCTCGACCCGTCGATCCGAGAGCGGATCCGCCAGCGGGCCCGTTACGAGGCCTTGGAGAGCGGGTCGTTTGCACGAGGCATGGTCGCGGCGAAGGTCAATGATGTCGTCGGCCGTGGGCCGACGCTCCAGGTACAGACGCCGAATGTCGAACTCAATCGAGCCATCGAGGAAGCCTGGACGGCCTGGGCGCGCGAGATCAATCTGCCGTCGAAGCTGCGGACGATGGCGATGGCGTATTACGTCGACGGCGAGTCCTTCGCCGAGCGGATTAGTAATCCGACGCTACTGGGCGAAATCAAACTCGACCTGCGTCTGAGCGAGGCGGATCTATGGACGAATCCGCTCGGCACGCTGACCATGAACGAGGTCGACGGCATCCGCTACGACGAGGCAGGCGTCCCCGTCAGCTATGAGCGGTTGCGGATGCACCCGGGGGACGACTTCTTCGACGGGTCGATCTCACCGACCGAAACCGATACGATCCCCGCCGAAAACGTCATCCATTGGTTTCGCGCGGACCGTCCCGATCAGCGGCGTGGGGTCAGTCATCTGGCGACCGCTCTCCCGCTCTTCGCCGAGTTGCGACGCTACCGGCTGGCGACGATTGCGGCGGCAGAGATCGCGGCGGACTACTCGGCCGTGATGTACAGCGACGCTTCGGCGTTCAGCGAGAATCCCGACGAGGTCGACGAGAACTTCCTGACGATCGACCTGGAGCGTCGCGCGATGCTGACGCTGCCTGCTGGATGGAAGCTGGCACAACTGAAGGCCGAGCAACCGACGACGCAGTTCGGCAGCTTCAGCGAACATATTCTGATGGAGATCGGACGCTGCCTCCATACGCCGCTGAACATCATCTGCGGCAGCAGTCGCGAATACAATTTCGCCTCCGGCCGACTCGACTATCTCCTGTACTGGAATCAGAACGACGTCGACCGCTCTGACTGCGAACTGGTAGTGCTGGAGCGGATCTGGCGATGGTGGCTCGACGAGGCGTTGCTGATCAGTGGTCTGATCCCCGCGCTGGGCGATCTGCGAGCCATCAATCATCGTTTCGTATTTCCGCCGCGTCGGCCGGTGGATCCAGAGTCGCAGGCCGCGACCGATGAAAAGTACCTCGCGCTCGGGCTGATGACCGACGAGCAGTGGGCGACGCGCGAAGCGGTCGACCTCGAATCGCACTACGAGCAGCTGGCGCGCATGAAAGAGGCTCGCGAAAAAATCGGGCTATCGATGCCTGGTGCTACGCCTGCCCCGCTGATGAACGAGGACCCCAATGCCCAAACCGAAGAAACACCCGCGCAACCCGCAGCTAATGATCGCCAGCCTCCGCAACCCGCTGGAAATAACGGGGGCGGGGGACGTCGAGATCGAGGCCGCAGCCGGTGAGGAATCAATCCCGCGGTTTACGATGGTGGCATACACGGGAGCCCCGATGCGGCCCGGTGGATGGCACGCGGAAGCACCGATCGTGCTCGACATCGGCGGCATGCAGAAGCCCCCGGGCGGTCGCATGCCGATCCACCGAGGGCACGACGCGAACCGAATCGTAGGGCACAGCGAGAGCATCCAAGGCGGCACCAAGGTGATCGTCAAGGGCGTGATCAGCGCGAACAACGAACACGCTGCCGAGGTAGTCGGCAGTAGTCGCAATCAATTCCCCTGGCAGGCATCTGTCGGGGCGCGGTTAATCGGCCAGCCGGAATACGTTTCGGAGGGCCGAAGTGTGGTGGTGAACGGCCAGAAGTTTAGGGGCCCGGTGTACGTCGCCCGTAAATGGTCGTTGCAGGAGGCGAGTTTTGTTTCCCTGGGCGCAGATGGCGCAACTTCAGCAATCGCTGCGGAGGATACTCGTATGGATTATGGAAAATGGCTGGAGGCACAGGGTTTCGTGGCCTCCGAACTGTCCGAAACTCAACAGGAAGTGCTGCGGGCGGCTTACGAGGCGTCTAACGCCCCGGAGCCCGTAGCGGAGCCTGCGGCCCCGGCTGCGGCTCCCGTTGCCGCCGCACCCGTCCTCGACCCGCAGGCGATCAATGCGACGATCGCTCATGCGGTCCAGGCGGCGGTCTCGCGGCAGACGCTGATCGGCTCGGTGCTGGGTGCCCACCCGCAACTGGCGGCCAAGGCCGTGCGCGAGAACTGGGACGAAGACCGGATGCGTAACGAGGCCGAACTGGCGACGCTGCGTGCGTCCTACTCCCGTGGCCCTGCGATCCACGTTTCGCAGCGGGCCGAAGGGGCCGAGGCCCAGAAGCAGGTCGAAGCGGCCATGTACGTCGCAGGCGGCATCGGCACCGAGTCGGACGCTGTCCGCACCTACGGCGAGCAGACCGTCGAAGCGGCGCACCGGAACCTGCCTCGCGCGGCGGGCCTGCGTTACCTGATCCACGAGACGATCCGCGCCAGCGGCGGCTACGCTCACCCGGGCGTAATGGACGACGATACGATCCGGGCTGCGTTCCAGGCCGATCGCGACCTGCGGGCGAGCAGCGGTTTTTCGACGCTGTCGCTCTCCGGCACGCTGTCGAACCTCGCGAACAAGATGTTGCTGCGGGCCTACAACGAGGTGCCGAGCGTCGTGCGTCGGTTCTGCCGCACGGTTCCGCACTCGGATTTCAAAACGCATACGAAGTATCGCGTGACGACTCCGGGCGAGCTCGACAAGTTGGGTCCGACCGGCGAGATCAAACATACCGAACTGGACGAGGATACCTACTCGAACCAGATCGAGACGTTCGCTCGCATGATGGCCCTGACGCGGCAGATGATGCGAAACGACGACCTGGGCGCGTTCCTGCAAATTCCGGCGATGTTCGGACGCATGGCGGCTCGCACGCATGAGAAGAGCGTGTTCAGCGTGTTGCTCGACAACACCGACTCGTTCTTCAATGCGGCTCCCGCAGCGAGCAGCGGCTACAAGAGCAACGCTCTTGCTGCCGGTTCGTCCTCCAACCTGAGCGTAACGTCGCTGGCCTCGGCCGAGACGCTGTTCTGGTCGCAGGAGGACAAACACGGCAACCCGATCGACCTGGTGCCGAGCATTCTGCTGGTGAGCCCCAGCAAGTACCGCGATGCGACGAACCTGCTGACGCGCACCACCGTGACCGTCGCGGGCGACCCGACGACGGGCAAGCAGATGGAGATCGGCAACGAGTTCGTCGGGCAGTTCGAGCCCGTCATGAGCCCCTACGTCTCCGCTGCGTCGCTCACCGGCAACTCGACGACGAAGTGGTGGCTGTTCGCGG